CTTTTCAAGCTGGAATTAGTGGTTCTTATTTTGGTAAAATTATTGAGGAGTTGGAGCAAAAAGGAAGAATAAAAGATTTTGAAGTTGATGAAAACCTAGAGGTTGAAACATGGTGGGATTTAGGAATGAACGATAGCACTGTTATAACCTTTGCTCAAAGACATGGTGATGAAGTTAGAATAATTGATTGCTATGAAAACTCAGGTGAAGGTTTAGAACATTATTTGAATGTGATTGATGATAAAGGATATACATATTCAAAACATATTGCACCCCATGACATCAGGGTAAGAGAGATAGGAACAAATAAATCAAGGTGGGAGACTGCAAAAGAGATGGGATTAGAATTTGATATAGCTCCAAAACTTAGTGTGGAAGATGGTATTGAACAAGTACGAAGAATGTTGCCTAAATGCTATTTTCATAAAAACAATTGCAAAAAGCTAGTAGAAGCATTAAAAAGCTACTGTAAGCGTTGGGATGAAAAAAATAATTGTTTTAGGAATAAACCCCTACACAATTGGGCATCTCACTTTTGCGACTCCATACGATATGGTGCTATAGTCGAACCCATTGAAAGGTCGGACTGGTCAAAGCCAATAAGAGTACAAACGAATTATATAATTTAATATGGCAAAAAAAATAATCGAAATTTCAGATCCTAAATTACGAAGTTTATTATCAAACCAAATTGAAAATGCTTTAGGTTATTTAGGAGGCAATCTTTCTCAAAGCAGAAAAAAATCTTTAGAATATTATCTAGGTGATAAACTTGGAACAGAAATAGATGGTAGATCACAAGTTGTTTCAACAGATGTTTCAGATACTATTGAAAGTATTTTACCAAACCTTCTTAGAATTTTTACAGCATCCGATAAAGTTGTAAGATGCGAACCTGTAACAGCCGAAGATGTTCCTCTTGCCGAACAAGCGACAGCTTATTTAAATCATGTTTTCTACAAAGACAATAATGGCTTTCAATTGCTATATAATTTTTTCAAAGATGCGCTTATTGAAAAAAATGGTTTTTTAAAAATATATTATGACGAAAGTGAAAACGTAGAATTTGAAACTTACAAAAATTTATCAAAAGCAGAAAAGGATGCGTTGTCTGATACAGATGATGAAATAGAAGAAATTGAAGAAGAAGTTTTTGAGGATGAGTCTGCCAAAGAAGAATTCGATAAATTAATAAAACAATATCAAGATCAAGGTGTTGATACCTCACAAGTTCAAAAACCAGATTTTAGTTTGTATAATTGTAAAATTAAAAGGACTACCAAAAAAGGAAAAATAAAAATTGACTCTGTTCCACCTGAAGAATTTTTAATTGATAGAAATGCTAAATCAATTGAAGATGCAGATTTTGTTTGTCACAAAGTATTGATGTCAAGATCAGACCTTGTTGCTATGGGTTATGATGAAGAAGAAGTTAAAAATTTACCAACATCAGATGAAGATATTTACAACACTGAAGATATGGTAAGACAAAGAAATGTTGACGAATACCCTGTCAGCTATACTGGACAATCATCAACTGAAAAAGTTTTAATTTATGAGTCTTATATAAAATATGATTTTGATGAAGATGGTATTGCAGAGTTAAGAAGAATAGTATCCGCAGGTGATGATGGTTCTATGGTTTTAGAAAATATGCCTTGCGATAGTGTTCCTTTTGTAACTATTACACCAATACCAATGCCTCACAGATTTTATGGAAGAAGTTTATCTGAATTAGTTGAAGATATTCAATTAATGAAATCAACTGTAATGAGACAACTGTTAGACAATATGTATTTGACTAACAACAATAGAGTTGCAGTTATGGATGGTATGGTAAATATGGATGATCTTCTAACATCAAGACCTGGTGGTGTTGTAAGAACAAAGCAACCACCAAACCAAGTTATGCAACCATTACAAGCTCAACCAATTTCACAACAAGCCTTTCCTTTACTTTCATATCTTGATAGTGTTAGAGAGGTGAGAACTGGTATCTCTAAACAAGTTCAAGGTTTAGATCCAAACACTCTCAATGCTAAAACCGCAACAGGTGTAAATGCGTTAATGACGCAAACTCAAATGCGATCAGAGTTGATTGCAAGAATCTTTGCCGAAACAGGTGTTAAAGATTTATTTAGAAAAATTTTTGAACTGATGGTTAAGTATCAGGACAAAGAAAGAATTGTTATGCTCAACAATCGTTACGTTCCAGTAAAACCTACTGAGTGGAAAGATAAATTTAATATTTCTATCGTAGTAGGTTTAGGAACTGGTTCTAAAGAGCAACAAATAATGTTACTAAACAACATCCTTGAAAGACAACTACAAGCATTTAATTTACAAGGTGGAAAAGAAATGCCAATGGTTACATTGAAAAATATGTATAACACATTGTCTAAAATTATTGAGAACGCAGGTTTGAAAAATGTTGAAAGTTATTTTGTTGATCCTGAAGTTGGAAAACAAATGATGCCTCCACCACAACCACCACCACTAACACCGATTGAAAAAATAGAATTTACTAGAATAGATGCTGAGAACAAAAGAAAAATTGCTGATCTTGAATTACAATACCAAGAACTACAACAGAAATCTCAAGACATGGTTCTTGGTTTTGAAGCTAAGATCAAAGAAATGGCTTTAAAATATAATACACAATTAGATACAGCTAAAATAAAAGCAGATGCTGATTTAGACAAGATGATGATGGCAAGTGATTCTAAGATTCTTGAAAAAGCACAACAATCTGCTAATATATTTAGCCAACAATTACAAGGACTAAATGGAAATCAAAGACCAGGCGGACAGATCGAAGGAGATCAGTCGATCCAACCAAGCCAAACAGGTTTTAGAGAATAAAATTTTTATAGAGGCAATAGAATCTCTAAAAAAACTTTATTCTGAGGCACTGTTAGAAAAAACAGGTGCTAAAGAAAGCGATACCAGAGAAAAACTTTGGATTGCATATAATGTTGTTGGAAAAGTAGAGCAACATCTACAAACTGTTATTGAGACAGGTAAACTTGCATCAAAACAGTTAGAAGATTTCAGAAAACAACAGCATCAAACAAAATTTTAACCATCAGGTTAAAATAAGCCAAGTCATTATGACAGCTTAACAATAGGAGGACTTAATGTCTGATTCAAACCCTTTATTGTCTTCAGAGACAATGCAAGGTGCAGCTAAACATATTGAGAGTTTAATGGACTCAAAAGGAGTTATCAAAGAACCTCAAGAAGAAGTAGCACCAGTTGAACCAAAAGAACCAGAGGCAAAAGCCGAAGATAATCAAGAAGTTCAACAACAAACTGAAACTCAACAAGAGGAAACTCAAGAAGTTTTAGAAGAAGAAGCATCTGTAGATTCAAATGCTCAAAATGAACAAGAAACCGATCTACACCAAGTTATTGTTAATGGTGAAAGGATTGATGTTGACCTTGAAGAATTAAAAGCAGGTTATCAAAAGGATGCCGACTACAGACGAAAAACTGAGGAATTAGCAATCGAAAAAAGAGAGCTAAAGATCGAAGAAGATCGTCTGAAAAACCAGTATTCAACCAAGATGGATGATTTAAATTCTCTTGTGGCTACTTTGAACACTGAGATTAACAACGATATGAATTCCAAAGAGCTAGATGCACTTTGGGAAGAAGATCCAACTGAGGCTGCTAAAGTTGATCGTAGGATTCAAAAAAGAAAACAATCGATACAACAAGCACAGCAAAAACTGAGAGAACATCAAGAAGTTCAGTTTCAGGAAATATTAAGAGAAGAACAAAAAAAACTTCACTTAAGACATCCAGAAATTGCTGACCCAATAAAAGGTGCAACAGTTAAATCAAATATTATGAACTACTTAGGTTCTAAAGGCTTCTCTAATGAGGATGTCGCAAGAATTTATGATTCAAGATATTTTGATGTAATTATTGACGGTATGAACTTTCAAAAAGCTAAATCAGTAAAACCTAATTTAGTTTCTAAAAAAGTTAAACCTACTAAATTTGTTAAATCAGGTGTCAAATCTACCAAAGAGGATATGAATAATAAGTCAAGGTTGGAGAAAATTAAAACATTAAAAAGAAGTGGTAGTCCAAAAGACGCTACAGACCTTTTAATGAAATACTTATAAACCAATAACCTCAAAGGAGAAATAAAATGGCTGTATTTCAAACATATCAAACAGTCGGCATAAGAGAAGATTTGGCTGATATTATTTATTCAATATCTCCAACTGAAACGCCTTTTATGTCTGGAGTTGCTAAGACATCTGCAACAAATACTTCACACCAATGGCAAACAGACGCTTTAGCTGATGTAGCTGCAAACGCTGCTGTCGAAGGTGCAAGTATTTCTTATGGCACTTTGTCTGCAACAACTAAACTATCAAACAACACTCAGATTTCTACAAAAGCTGTTCAAGTATCAGGAACAAATGATGCTGTAACATCTGCTGGAAGAAACAATGAGTTAGCATATCAAGTTGCAAAAGCTGCAAAAGAATTAAAAAGAGACATGGAAACTGCTCTTTTATCTAATGTTGCTACTGCTGCTGGTAATGCTACAACTGCAAGAAAATTAGGTGGAGTTCAAACTTGGATTTCATCAAATGTTGATGCAGGTTCAGGTGGATCTGGTTCAGGTGGCGGTGCTGCTAGAACTGATGGTACTCAAAGAGCTTTCACTGAAGATCAAATGAAAGGTGTTTTGAGATCATGTTTTGATGCTGGTGGAAACCCTAACATGATTATGGTAGGTGCTTTCAACAAGCAAAAACTATCTGGCTTTACTGGTGGTTCAACTAGATTTGACCAAGCAGAAGACAGAAGATTAGTTACTTCAATTGACGTATATGAGTCAGACTTTGGAACATTACAAGTTGCTCCAAACAGATTCATTAGAGGTGCTAATGCAACTGCTGCTAAAAAAGGTCAAGATGCTTTAGTATTAGAGATGGACTACTTTGCAGTTGCTTTCTTAAGAGACTTTGCTCTACAAACTCCAGCTCAGACTGCTGACGCAGATCAGAGATTTATGGTTGCTGAGTACACTCTTGAGTCAAGAAACGAAAAAGCAAGTGGTATGGTTACTGACCTTACAACTTCATAATAATTAATTTGGTGGGGGAGCAATCCCCCATCATAAAATTAACATTTTGTTTGGTCTTTGAAGTCATTCAATGACGGAACGAAGCAAATAAAAGGATAAAAAATGAGAACACTAAACGATTACTTTTTAACTGCTGAAATAGAAGATATTTCTACAGCATCATCAACTTTTGTTGCTGTGCCTGATGGTGGTAAAATAATTAAAATTATTACTGCTTTACAAGGAGCTATATCTGGTGGAAACGCTGCAATTAGTTTTGAAATCGGTGGTACTGCTGTAACAGGTGGTGGTATAACTGTAGCTCACTCTGGTTCTGCTGCTGGTACTGTAGATTCATCTACACCAACAGCTTTGAATAGAGTTGAAGAAGATGGAACTATCGAAATGATTACTGATGGTGGTTCTACTGGATCTAAAAAATTACTTGTGACATTTGTTATAAGAAGATAAAAACCGAATGGGGGTTCATGCCTAGCGGAAGTTCCCCCATATTAATAGGAGATATATATGAGTTTTAATTATGGATTAAGACCTACAACAGTTCAGATGGTAACTTTATCTGGAAGTACATCTACACAATCATCAGCTTTTGGCAATCAATCAGAATATGTAAGAATTTGTTCTAATGCAGATGTTCATATTTTATTTGGTGCAAATCCAACAGCTACAGCTAATAGTATTTTTATTCCTGCTGACGAACCTGAAATTTTCAAAATTTCTCCAGGTGAAAAAGTTGCTGTTATTGGTGCAAGTGGAAATGATATTTCTGTTGTCGAAATGAGTGCTTAGTGGCAAAAAGAAAATTTACTCATTTTGTTCCAAGACCAAAACCAAAGAAAAGACCAAGAAGACACAAAAAGACTTTGAACAAATCTGAGAAAAGAAACAAGAAAAAAACTAGGTACAAAGGTCAAGGTAGAGTATGACGAAAGATATAAGTTTTGATGGCTTACAAAAAACAACCTATGTTAAAGACGACATGGAGGGAAAAATAGCCGTTAAAGAAGAAGTCAATGTAAAACCTCATTTACAACATAATAAACGATTATTAACTTTGAATGACGGTTATTCAAAATCAAGAGATTTAAAAAGAGTAGCAAGTATTCCAACTATTGCTTTATCTGTTTGGGCTAATGAGTATAATGGAAGTCGTAATTGGTTTGGTCTTCCAAAAGAAGTTCAAAAGAAAATTTTAAAAAAAAAACTAAATTCAAATGAGTTTAGATATTTTAAAACTGCTGAAGGTAATTTATAATGGCACTATCAACTTATTCAGAACTAAAAACAGCAATTGCTAATTGGTTAAATAGATCAGATTTAACTACTGAGATAGCATCAGATTTTATTGTTTTAACAGAGGCTGATTTTAATTCTAAATTAAGAATTAGAAAAATGATTAAGACAACATCTATAACTATAGATTCAGAAACAGAATCTATGCCTTCAGATTTTTTACAAGTAAGAGATTTTTTTATTACTCAAGGAGGAACAAAGTTTCCTTTGAAATATATAACACCTGCACAAACAGATGAAATAAAAGGTTCTTCTACAACAGGTATGCCTTCAACATATACTATACTAGGTGATAATTTTAGATTTGCACCAACACCAGCATCTTCATATACAGGTACACTAAATTATTATGCTAAGTTTGAGGCACTATCAGATTCTAATACATCTAATTTTATTCTAGCAAGTCATCCTGCTATTTATTTATATGGATCATTGTATCATGCTGCTAATTTTTTAGGTGGTGTAGAACCTGCAAGACTTCAACAATGGCAAGGAATGTACACAACCGCTATGGAAAGACTTGAAAGAAATGATAGGGAAGATCAATATGGTTCTGCTCCGTTACAACAAAGATCAGATATAACTGTAGCTGGTTCTTTCCATGATAATTATGTTGCTGTAACAAACAATAACCAATAGGAGAATAATGCAAATACCTTTTGGAGAATGGCTACCTGACCAACCTGAATATTTAAATCCTGGTGCTAATGTTGCCAATAATGTTTACTTTGCAGCATCATCTTACAAACGATTTCCTTCATTAGTTGCTTATTCATCAAATGACATAGGTGCAGATAGTAGAGGTGCAGGTTCATTTAGAGATAACTCAAATAATGTATTTAACTTTGTTGCAAAAAATACAGACATCTTTCAATTAGATGGTGGAACATTTACATCAAGAAAAGGAAGTTTGACTGGTGGTAATACAGATTATTTTACTTTTACACAATTTGGACAATACATAATTGCAAGTAATGGAGTTGATGCAGCTCAATATTATTTGATGGGTTCGTCAACAAACTTTGCAAATCTTTCTAGTATTGCAACATCAGGAACTGTTCCTGTATTTAAAGTTTCAGGTGTAGTTAGAGATTTTTTAGTTACAGGAAACCATACTAATAACTCAAATCGTATTCAATGGTCAGGTATCAACGATCTTTCAACTTGGGAGGCAGGTAAAAAACAATCTGACTTACAAGATTTACCAGGTTCAGGTGGTCAAATAGTTCACATAACATCAGGAGAGATTGGTTATGTGTTTAGACAAAATCAAATAATTCGTATGGACTATGTTGGTGGTGCAACTGTGTTTAGGTTATCAGTAATATCACCAAACAGAGGTGCAGTATTAGGAAGAACTGTTTGTCAAGATAATAGAAGGGTTTTCTTTTATGCAGATGATGGTTTCTTTGAAATAAATGGAGATCAGGTAATTTCAATTGGTGCAGAAAAAGTAAATAGATTTTTTGATACAGATTTAAACAAAGCATTTAGCGATAGAATATGTGCAGCAGTCGATCCATTTAATCAATTAGCTTTGTGGCTATATCCATCTGCTAGTAATACTGCAAATACTACTGGTATATGTGATAAAGTAATTATTTATAATTATGCTACACAAAAATGGTCAACAGCAGATGCTAGTGCTAGTACAATTTTTTCTCAGTTTGTGGGAGCATATACTGTAGAACTTATGGATATTATTTCTGAAAACCTAGATGCAATTAATATTGCTTTAGACACTGACTTTTGGAATGGTGGACAGCTATATTTAGGTGCTATTGATAGCAATTTTAAAGCAGCTATTTTTTCAGGAACTGAAAATGAAGGAACTATTGAAACTAGAGAATTAGAGTTGTTTCCAGGTCATAGAAGTAGTATAGTCAATATTAGACCGATTGTTGATGCTACATCTACAGTTACAATAAGTAGTAGAGAGAGATTAGCAGATACAGTTACAGAATCTTCATCATCATCAATGGTGGCAAGTGGAGACAATCCAGTTAGACAATCAGGTAGATATTTTAGAATAAAAGTTACAACACCTTCAGGATCAGTATGGACTCATGCTCAAGGGGTTGATTTAATTGCATCAAGAATAGGATTGAGATGACGGAAAAAACTGATATAGATAATGTTAGATACAGTTTTGAAACACAAGAATTCTTCCAAAGACAAATAGAAGAAGCTATTAATACTTTGATAAACGATAGAAATAAAGAAAGCCAAAAAGTTTTTGCATGGTTTATAGGAGATTAGATGACAACTAATATTAAAAATTATTCAACAACACAATCAAACAACACATCACTAAATTCAATATCAGTCGCTGAAGGTATGTTACCTTCAAACCTTAACAACGCAATCAGAGCATTGATGAAAAATACTAGAGACTGGTTCAATGATGCACAATGGATTGAATATGGAGATGGAGATGCAAGTTACACTGCAACTTATGTTTCAGCAACTTCATTTAAAATAGTTGGTTCTAATGTTACATCAGATTACCATGCAGGTAGAAGAATAAAAATAACAGCCACTACACCAGGTACAATATTTGGAACTATATCAAGTTCATCTTTTTCAACTGATACAACAGTCGTTGTTTCTTTTGATAGTGGAAGCCTATCGAATGAAACAATATCAAATGTTTATTTAGCAGCATTAACAAAAACTAATTCATCAATACCTGAAGGTGTAATTTCAACTGCAACATTAGCTGATGGATCAGTTACTACAGCCAAACTTGCAGCAGACGCAGTAAATGGAACTAAGATAGCTGACGACAGTATAAATTCAGAACATTATGTAGATGGAAGTATTGATACAGCTCACATAGCAGATTCACAGATTACTACTGCTAAAATAGCAGATAGTAATGTTACAACAGCAAAGATTGCTGCTGATGCAATTGATGGAACTAAAATTGCTGACGATAGTATTAACTCTGAGCATTATGTTGACGGAAGTATAGATACAGCGCACATAGCAGATAGCCAAATAACAACTGCAAAGATTGCAGACAGCGCAATAACATCTGCAAAAATAAATGATGGTGCTATTGTAAATGCAGACATAAATGCAAGTGCAGCTATTGATGCAACTAAAATACATGATGGTACAATCTCTAACACAGAGTTCGGACATCTAAACGGAGTAACTTCAAACATTCAAACACAACTTGATGCAAGAGAGGCATCC